AGTGCCAGTTGCCTGACCGGTCTTTTCAACCGTATCCGCTTTGACCTCCAGCAGAATGGACGCCAAAAACTGCGCGTCGGTATCTTCGTTAGAGGCAAACTCGATGCTTACAATCTCCGTATCTGTGGAGCCTATCGTGTAGGGCGAAGCATTCAGGTAAGAATGGACGACGATCTTTCCGGCTTCGATCTGGTTCACAAGGCCGGTGATATTCTTGTCATTTTTGCTCTTGGCCTGCGCGAGGCGCGGATTTTTGCCGACACATTTCAGACTGTGCTTCCCGTTGACCTTAATGGTAATACTTGTGACAGCGGTGATCTGTTTTGCATCGGCCTGCCCTCCGGAGAAGGTGATCACGTCGCCGGGGTCGAATGCCGGATTGCCGATGGTTGTTGAATCGAACGGCACATAGCGGATTACGGCGATGTCGTTCAAAATATTGGTGAGGAGTGTCTTTCGGGTTTCCGCAAGGCCAAACTGCAATAAAGGGTTTGTGCCCAGATTCATGGTTAGACCGTCATCTGGGTCGAGCGCGTAGTATTCCGCCGTCTTGGTGCGGACGTTCGTAGAGGAGACGGCCGTGTACCGGGTGATAAAATCCGAAAAGCTGCTGGAGAACCGCTGTGTGTCGGGTATATCCGCCACAGGGGTGTTTCCGTATTTCGTGAGCTTCAGCTTGCCGGTGCGGTCAATCTGGGCAAAACAGCCGAGTACCTGGGCAATGTAGAAAATCAGGTCACGCCAGGACTCAATGTCGTTTTCCGTGTAGACACCCAGTACATACGAGCCGTTCGGCATGGCGGCAAGCTCCTCTTTCGTATTGGCCAGTTCCACCTTGCAGGCTTCACAGGCGAGCAGAAGCAGATCATACGCCACGCCGTTGGTGACCTTTTCATCGAAATCGGCGTCGAAGCGGAGCATGTAATCATAGGCTTTGATTTCCAAGCATTTAATCGTCCGGTTCGCCTCGGAGATTTCAAAAATGCCCATCGGCACTTCTTCATAGACACCGTTCCCAATGTCCAAATGGAAAGAAAGTGCGATGGTAGCTCCATTTAGGCTGTAACGGTCGATGTCGGTGAGCAGCGTGATGCCCAGTTCCGCCGCGTAGACGGTACCAAGTTCGATCTCGCTGCTGCCGCAGCACTGCCGTGTAACGTAGCCGGAGCCCTTCACGATGTCCTCATTTTCAAAAGGATATCCCGTGCCGTCCGCGAGCGTGATCTTCCCGGTCCAGTAGTAGCTGCGGGTGTTATCCTGTATGGCTTTTTTATACGCATCGCTTACCGCATACATGGAATAACACCTCCCGTCAGAATTCTTTCAGCGTAAATGAAACTTTCCACAGTCCCTTATAGGACGTGTCCTTCACAAGGCTGGTCTTAAAGCCGTCGATATACATATCCCGCTCCTCGGCTTCGAGGGTGTATGGGTTGAAAAACTTCACTTTGATTTTTGCTTCCTTCCGGTATTCAGAGAGCTTCTTTAGCCATGCCGGAGAAACGTTGAAGGAAACCGGGATGTTGACTACGCCGGAACGAATCACATCGCGCTGCGTAGTCCCGGCTTCCGTTTCGCCGCCCGCGTCCGACACGACGTCCGAAACTTCCACATCGTAGCTTTCCGGAAGCGGAATATCTGTGCCGTCAAAGTTCAGGTATTGAATGAATGCCATGTTATCTGCCTCCCGACCGCAGGTTCTGCCTTGTCTGCGCGTTAACCACGACTTCGTCCAGCAGGGTCCCGCCAAGGTAGACTGGAATACTGATGTCGCCGGTACTTGAGCTCTTCAGGTCGGCCAGCGCCGACTGGATGCCGCTCAGGATATCTGCGACCGCGCCGGAGGATGCGCCACTCTGGGTAACGCCGGACATCTCTGCCTGAGGCCGGAGTACCATGTCCCCGGCAACAGAGCTCATGGCATTGGATACGAGGCCCTTGCTTTTCTCGATTCCACTGGCCAGCCCGGACATGAAGTCCGGCATCCAGCTTTCATAATCAGCAAGCGGCCCGACGTCGGGAACCGAGAAATGAAGAAACGACTTGATGGTTTCCGCCACATTGGACACGGCGTCCTTGACCTTGCCGATGCAGCTTTTAATACCATCGATAATGCCGTTGATGATATCCGCGCCCCAATTCCATGCCGAGCTTGCCAGTCCTTTGATGAAGTCGACCGCATTGTCGAAACCATCCTTGACGGTGTTATAGATATTCCCAATGGTTGTACTGATACCGCTGGAGATGGAGCTCCAGATGGAGGACACCGTGCCGCTGATCGCGTTCATAACCGAGGAAACTGCAGAACTTATGGAGTTCCAGACAGAGGTCACCGTGTTTTTGATGCCGTTCACGATAGAAACGACCGTTGAACTGATGGCGGTCCATACTGTGGAGAATACCGTCTGAATCGCGGTGAGTACCGTGGTAATGGCCGACTGGATTGCCGCCCATGCTGTGGCCAGAAACGTGCTGATAGCGGTTACTACGGTTGTAACCACCGTGCTAATCGCGTTCCAGATCGTCGTAAAAACAACTACAATGGCGTTGAGGATGGTTTCGATGATGGTTCTGTAAATTGTGAAGTAGGTCATGACAATCGTCTTTATAACTTCAAATACTGTGGTGAATACCTTTACAATTCCGTCCCATATCGCGGAGAAAAACGCCGCGATGCCGTTCCAGACCGTCTGGATCGTGGTGGTGATTGCCGTCCAAGCGCCGGTCAGGAAGTTGCCGATGGCCGTTACCACCGTGGTGAAGGTGTTGCTAATCGCTTGCCAGACCGTAGAGAAGAAATCCCGGATGGCTCCCCAGACCGAGATGGCAGCCGCCTTGATGGTATCCCAGTTTTTTACGACCAGCACACCGATGGCAATAGCCGCCGCGACAATGGCGATCACGATACCGATTGGTCCGGTGAGCGCGGCAATCACGCCGCCAAGTGCCGGGAGCGCCCCGGCAATCGCGCTGATTACGCCGCTGATCGCGCCCGCAGCGGAAATAATGCTGCCGATGGCGCTGACCACTTTACCGATGATAATGAGCACCGGTCCGACAGCGGCCGCGATGAGAGCAATCTTGACTATCATGTCCTTCATGCCCGGTGAGAGGTTGGAGAACCACTGAGCGAAGGATTTTAATCCGGCAGCGACGCTCTGCAGAATTGGCGCGAGTGTATCGCCCAGCGCCTCTCCAACAGCGGCTCCGGCTTCCTTCAGCGAGTTCATTGCGGTGGTAGCCGAGTCGATGCCGTCCAGCGTTCCCTCATAGGTGTCGCTGACGGTTGTACTAAAGCTCGAAAGGTCGGTGGACAGACCGTCGAGGCTGATGCGGCCTTCCTTAGCGGCGGTGATAAACGCAAGTCCGCCCTTGGTGCCGAACAGCGAGTAGGCTTCCGCCGTAGCATCCGCCGCCGTGCTGGAATCCTGCAGGCGCTTGATCAGGTCTCCGAGACCTTCTTCCATACTTTTGCCGTCTTTGGAATAGTTGGAGGCGGCCTTTTTGAGCCCGGTCAACATGGAGGCGGAATCGATGCCGGCTTTCTCAAAGTTGCCCATGAGGGTGATGGACTCTCCGACGCCGAGGCCCATCTCCTTGAAAGTGGCCCCGTTCTGCTGCAGAAGATTGCTCAGATCGTCCACGCTGATGCCGGTTTTCTGGCTGACCGAGGTGAGCAGGCCGAGCACGTTTCCGGCTTCCGACGCGCTCATCCCGAACTGAGACAGGATCATCTGTGTGTTGCCGATGGATGTGTTGACGTCGGTATTGTTGATGGAGGCAAACTCGATGAACTGCGTGGAGAGGTCCTGCAGGGCTTTGCCCGTCAGACCGAAGCGCGTATTGACTTCGCCCACGGCCGTGCCCGCTTCCGCGAAGGATGTCGGGATTGTGGTGGCGATATCCTTGGCGATGTTCTCCATGGATTCGAGCGCTTCGCCCGTCGCGCCGGTCTTGGTGACAATGGTGTCCATGCCTTCGTCCACTTCGGAGAAAGCCGCGAGGGAGGCCGCGCCCACGGCGGCAATTGGGGCTGTTACGTTTTTCGTCATCGTTTCCCCGACACCACTGATCTTATCGCCGACTGCGGAAACCTTACTGCCTGCTTCTTTCAGCGTAGCGGAGATGGCGGAGTCAGTGTTCTTGGTCTGCGTTTCGAGGTTCTTCAGTTCTTCCTCGGTGGCAATAATCTCGCGTTTCCAAGCGTCGTACTGCTGCTGGGTGA